GAGATCGAGTGGCTCAACGCTTTGGTTGCGATAGAAGACGTTCGTGAAGCCAGTCAGCAACCGTGACATGAAGAGACTTGTTGTCTGAATGAAGGTGCCGCCCTTCTCGACAACCACGTGCTCATCACCATCAAGGCCGCTGGTCTGCGGCAGGTTCGAGATGAGTTCGATATCGTCCCAGTCCACAGCACCAGCGGGGACACCTGACTCACTGAAAAAGCAGTAAAGCGTGTGGTTGTTCTGGATGTCTTGTGGCCCGATTGCTTGAAGGGCTACCGTGAGTTTTCGATACCCAGAACCGTCGACGATAGCGCTCCACCGCCACAGTTGCCAACGATCATCGTCGTTGTCTTGCCGGACGTAGAGAAGGCCCGCTGACGCCAGCCCAGCCCAGAACGTCGTTATCGAAACTCCACTCGCTGTCAAATCGTCGATGTAGAGTTCAGTCGCTGCCGCTTGCGTGGCGTTATCCCACCGAAAGTTGCCGGGGCCTGGATCGGAATCGGCCGTCGATCCGGTGTCGCTCGTGAACGTCAGCCCCTTGAACCCTATCTGCCCCGCTTCCCCCGCTAAGTTCGCGATGTCTTGCGCGGTCGTCCGGCTGGTCACGCCTCCTTGGTTGATGGGGATCTCTTCATCACCAATAAGCGGACCACTTGATACACCGGGCAGTTCTGAGATGCGTGACATATCAATCCTCTATGCGAATGCGATACCCGGCCTCAGTCAAAATGTCTTCATCGTTCTCGTCAGTCAGGAACGGGTAGGTTCCTGACCCTGTCGTGGGCGCAGGCACATTGTCGTCGAAGTATTTCTTCGTGATTGGAAGGAAGTCTTCGTAGACAGGATCGAATGCGGTGGCGTAAAGAGCGGGCCAGTTCGGGCGCACGAAGAGTGCTGTGGTTGATGCAGCTACACCAATCGGGATTGTCACTGACGCATAGGTTGGCGCCTGCGTGAGCCCACCACCAATGTCTGCGTACACCGCGCGTCCGATAGTGAAAGCAGCTCCGGTGATCTCCTTGATCCCGAACTGCCGTACGGTGACCGTGTTCCCAACACTAGCACCTGTCTCGGCGATCCCAATGGCTGCGTAGATCTGCAGCGGGTTGGTAGGATCCACGATACCAACTGTTGTGTCGGTAAGCGGAAAAACCGCGTTTCCTTCAGCAAGGTTTTCACCGGCGATGAAGTCTATCGTGGCCCCGAAGCCAATCGACAGAATGAGGGAGTTGATCTCTGAGTTGATCTGGTTGATCTGCGACTGCAGGTTGGCCATAGTCGCATTCGATTTTCCAAGCAAAAACGAAGACTGCCCCGCCTGCCCAATGAGCACGTTCAATGTGACTTCGAGTTTTTGAATCCGCTCACGGATGTTGCCAATGGCAGTGATCAGCTCACGCTCTGCGTTCCGCGGCGTGTTGATCGCTGGCTTGCCATCGATGGCCATTACTTCAACTCCTCGATGGCTTCAACGAACTGGTAGGTTTGAACTCGAGATGTTCCGACGAACTCAACCTCGAACTTCTCGTATTCGTCTTCCATCAGTAACGTGAACGGCTCCGCGCTGGTGATCACTTGCGAGAAGAACAAGTCTCCATCCCCGTAGAGATTCATCACCAGATTCGAGTAGTCATCCGCCTTCACCTGACAGTGGCTGAACGCTGCGGGTCGATCGAGCAAGTTGAGCTTGCCCTTGTACTGGTACACCAAATCCCCATAGGTGTCTGGAGAGTCGAATTCATAGATTTCAACGAAAGGATCCGACAAAGTAGGCGCGAGACTTGGCAATGACAAATAGGGTTCGCTTGGCTCTTCAAAGGCATCGAGCACAAGATACAAACGATCTGTCAGCGGGTCAGCGTGCGACGCAATCGCGTGGTAACCCAGCTCAACAAGGCCGAAGCCGCTAGACTTCATGTCCAGCATGTGTCCGTTTGTTGTTGTTGTTGGGTAAGTGACCGCTGTAACGCCCCAAGCCAAAAACCCCTCCGGCGCGCTGTAGTTCAACACGTCTGGCGTACCGTATATCGTCCACGATTGTGGGACAGGGGATTCTGATGAAACGATTGGGATGTAGAGTCGGCCCAGCTCAGACAAAGTGACCGCTGGAGAAGTCCCCGCTACCGGGTCGCCAGTCAGATAGGTACCGTTTATCGAAAGCCACACGTCTCCGGTATCTAGGTCAACAGCAATCCCGAGAATGTCGTTGGGGGCGATGGCGGGGCCTGTGTACTGAACTGCACTGCCGTTCTGACGGACAGTGCCGCTGAAGCGATATCCAACGCCTTCAGCCGCAGGGTTACCTGTGCTCGCGGGATCCCCAAGCCCCGCCTCCAAGCGAACGACATCAGACCCACCGTAAGTCGGGCCAAGCCATTCGAACTCGACATACCACTTGCCAGTCGAGTGAGAAACTGTGCCCTTGACCGTCGGGACGCTGGTGCCTGGGGTGGTACTGATGATGGCGGTGCTATCCCCATCTGCGAATGTCCACCCGGTTCCGTGCACTGTTGCTGCGTCAAAGATGACATCGTCGACGCTGTACTCCGGAGTCGAAGTCCCACACCAGAAATGGTACACATCGTCGTGCGCGACACCGCGCATCGTTTCTGGCCCCAGCGCTTGCCACTGACGCCGAGTGAAGATCATCTCGGTAAGGTTCACCACTTGACCGCTACCAGAGATTGCGATAAGCCCGTCTGGTGAAGCAAACACGACGCCAATCTTTGTGAGGTACGCAAGCGATTGCTTGGAGACGCAGGCTTGCGGCACCTCCAACTTGCTCATCGAATACGCAGCGGGGTCGTTGCCGACTGCAAGATATGGGAAGGCTTCCGTACCAATCACCACGGTGTTGTCGATGTTGCCGATCGCCACTATCGAGGTATCGGTGTTCAACCGCCAGTCAACCGGCCACGCATGTGGCCGATTCTTCACAGCAAAGCACAGTTGATTTCGACGAAAGCCGACCATGATGCCGTTCGGCAGGGCCAGAATGCCCCGCAGGTCATCGGGTGGCAGATCCCACAGTTCTGTCTCCAATGCGTCACCAAGCTCGCTGTCGGTCAGCTCATCCACGTAGTCAGCTTGCGCCAACGGAATCTCAGCGACGAACGCGAACACCGTGCCTGTGTTGCCCGTTACCGAACGGTAGATGCGCTTGGTCTCGACGCTGTAGTCAACGCTGAAACCAGACGGCACTGCCACCGCTGTAGTAATCGTGATCGATGTGCCGTCGTCCTTCAAAACGGTTGCGCTCGGCGCGCTTGGCGCGGATTCTTCACCAAGGTCGTTGACGAACGTGTAGACGTAGGAAGTCGCGACTTGGGTGATAACGGACACCGGCACCGTGCCGCGGACTAGGATGTTGTCGTACCAAGTCAACGCTGCGCTCGGTGTGACATCCTCCCCAATGTGCAGCACGAAGCCCATGAAGCCACCGGTGTTGGTGAATGCGTTTGTCACCACAACCGGATCGTGCAACTGCACGCTTCCTTGGTAGAGTGTTGCTGTGACTGTCTTCGTACCTGTGGGGTTGGAGACGATCGTCACTTCACACGTGTACCAAACGCTATCTTGCGGCGCGACAATCGCCCCAGCATCCAGATTCGAAACGCCAAGATCTGACCATGACGTAGAAATTCCGACGACTAGCCGACCTGGATTTTCACTCCAACGTATGGCGATACCAGCGCCAGCCAACGTCGTCATCAGATACGCGTTCATGCGCTTCTGCGTGCGCGCGTTGAACATGAAGTCCCAACTGACGGTGACAACAGAGGCGCCTTCGATACCCATGTCCCGGTACATATACATGGGAGTCAGAGCATTGTTGTCAGCGCCCAGTTGGTAGCTTGGTGGCCCCTGACCAGCCGCTGCGTCTTCTCCAATCGAGTTCTGTCCAGCAACAACAGCGGGGGTCGTCCAGGAAGCTGTACCTGAACTGGTCAGTTCATCGCCGCTATCGATGATCTCGATCGTAGATGCCGAGGGGGTACTGGAAACGCCAACAACGAGTGCCGGCTGCGCGTCAGGCGCGGGCACCCCCAACGGACGGGTCGTTACCGGAAATGGCTCAGCCCCCGTCGTGGCGAGAGCGTAGTTCGTGAAGCGTGGTTGAGCGTAGAGATCCGGTGCGGTCAGGTAGAGCCGGTATGTGTTGTCGCCCGGGATAGCCCCGCGCGCGGCGTCTACATCAACGGACCACGACAGCCACTCATCGTTCAACAGGTAGATCGTCTCGACAGACTCGGGGTTCGCAAGAACCTTCGCGAGCGCAAACTGCCGCCACGACTCGAGATCTCCTGACTGGAGCCGAGCGTTCTTCGCGATCTGTGCGCCGTTTTCAGGCAACGCGCGTGGCGTTACCCGCGGGGCTTCTCCACGAAACGATTCGGCAGCAATGCGCATGTCACCTTCATCCTCTCAGGAAGCGGCGCGGCGCGATGCGCTGCGAGCCCGTATTGTGGCTGCGTTGGGCGTCTGCCTTGGCGTTGTTGACGCCGGCTTGGAAAACCTTCATCTGCATCAACGCTTCGTTCCGGTCCGACCAGGGTTGTTTCGGGATCGTGAAGAGATGCGCCAGCGCGCCGGCTTCAATCACTCTGCGATGTTTCAGCAGGGGCTCCTCCGGCACGTACCGTGCGTCATCTTTGGGCTGCAGCACGGCGGTGATGCGATAGGTGTAGTCGATATCAGGTGACGGGAACAGATCGAACTGGCTTTCAGGACGATAGGCATACCACCGAGGTTCGCCCACGTCCTGCGTCAGATCCCACTTGAGTGGGTCACCGGGCTTGATCACGAACTCGCGGGGGCGTGAAGGTGTGGTGTCGATACCCTTCAGGCTCCGGATCGCGATGACTTCGAGATACGTGTCGTCGTCGCCAGTCAGAGGCACGTAGTACGCACCGTTTCCGCCACTGTTCGAAACAGCCGCCGTCGTGATGTCCTTGCGCAGCCAATGCGTCTGGTTGCACCAGTCACGCAAGGACTGCACGTAGGCTTGCCTCAACACGGGGGTGGGGCAGCGCCGAATGATCTGACCGATGTTGCGGAGTTGTGGGAAGACCTCGACGTAGTTCATCGCGACTCCGGTGAGTCAGTGACCTTCGGCGCTGTGGCGATCTGCGTCTGCGCCTTCAATCCGATGAGCTTGCCCCACTCTTTCACGTAGTAGTCGGACTTCGTTGTGTCTTGCTTCTTGCTGTTCTTCGCGTACGCGCGCGACAGAACGAAGTTGACCAACGCAGCTTGGTGTTGCTCCGAGACCGGCAGTGTGTCGCCAAGCGCGGATACCAACGGCGGGATAGCGCCATAGACCGCATTGACAGAACCGTACCCATCGTTGGGTGGCGTCACGTAGTACCGAGTGGGTTCCTTCGTGTTGGCAGCGAAGTTGTCGACGTCCGTCTCTTGGGTGTCCGCCGGCCAGAACCGGTTTGACTCGTGGAGCATCGATAGGTCAACCTGCGTGATCGATTTGCCCGACGCCACGTTATCGATGATGTCGAGCAAAGCGACGGCGTCTTCTGGCAGTACCTGACTGACGCCCGCTTCTAGACTGATTTGGTCACGAACGGTGTAGAAGTCGTGTTTCACTGTCGACGTCGTGCGCAACGCCTCATTGAGATAGGTGATCAGGTCAGCGTCACTCCACGTTACCTTCGCGGCATCGATCAAAATGCCCCGAGCTTCGTTTATGGCGATGCTGACCAGGATCGCCA